ATGACCGAGCCCAAAACCGTATGGGATCAGCATTCGATTAAGGCGGCTCTCCACCGGAAGGGCATGACACTGACCGGATTGGCAGAGCTTACAAGGGTGAACCCGAATAACTTTCGCGCAGTCTGGTCGCGTCCCAACCGCAAGGCTGAAGCCGCTATCGCCGATTTCCTCGGGGTTCCGGTCGAGACGCTATTCCCTGATCGCTACCCAATCAAGAAGGCTCGCATTCTTTCCCCGGAACATCAGGAAGCCATCCGCAAGGCGGCTGCCTGATCGTGGCGCGGGCGGCGGGATGCTCTGGCCTTTGGCATCCGCTTTCGCAGCAGGGCGGGCGGGCTGAAACTCCATCCTCCCCGGCCGTCATCCCGGCCGCTCGCGTCACTGGGTCACTTTCTCAAACCCGACTGAGTCCCGCAATGACGATACGTCCATCCAAAATCAGCAATCACTTTACGCCGGCGCTGTCGCCGCGCGAGCCGGAAGGCTGCCTGTTGAGCCTGATCGGGCTGGCCGCGCTGTTCGGACTGGCGCTCGCCGCCCTGGCGCTCGCCAAAGCCCTGGGGGCGCTGGCATGATCAATCCCTATTCCGAACAGCAGCGGATCGAGGCGATTGTTGCGGCCTCCTATGCCGCCGTCGCCGAGAGTTTTCCGCATCTCGCCGTGCACCATATCATCGTGCCGCCGCACACCTGGTTCGACGCCGCGCTGGCGCGGCAGATCGTCGTCCACATCCTCAATGTCGAGTTCCGCATTCCGCGCCGGCGGATCTGCACGCTGATGGGCCGGCAGCGGACATCGATTTCCTTTGCCTGCCAGCGGATCCGCGAGCGCCGCCGCGACCCGGTCTTCGCCGCAGCCTGCGCGAAGATGAGCGCGAGGGCAAAATCCATATTCCTGTGCAATCTTCATAAGGCAGCCGCATAATGGCCGAACTCAAATCCATTTCGATTTCCGACATTCATATTGGCGAGCGCCTGCGCGAGATCGAGGAAGATCACGCCCAGGCAATCGCGGCCTCGATCAAAGAGGTTGGCCTGCAGAGCCCGATCACGGTTCGCCCGACGCCGGCTGCAAAGGGCGGAAAGTTTACGCTTGTCGCCGGAGCGCATCGGCTGCGGGCTTGTGAGATCGCAGGTCTTTCCGAGGTCGATGCGCTGGTTGTCAAGGCGGACGGCCGTGAAGCCCAACTGCTGGAGATCACCGAAAATCTCTTCCGTAATGAGCTGTCCGTCATCGATCGCGCTGTCTTCGTGCAAAAGTACCGCGAACTCTGGGAAGATGAGCACGGAGCGATTAAGGCTGGTCGGCCGGACGATAATAGGGTCACGGTGACCCAATTAGGAACGATCTCGTTTTCTGCACATGTCGCCGATCGTCTCGGCGTTTCTGAGGCGAGCGCCAAGCGCCTCGATCGCATCGCCCGCCAGCTTCACCCGGAGCTGAAGAGCACTTTTCGCGGAACGCCGGTCGCCGATCAAACTACCGTTCTCCTCAAGCTCGCCAAGCTGCCGCCGCATCTGCAGCGTCGCGCTGCGATCGGCTGGCGTGAAACGCAGGACGTGAAGCAAGTCTTCACGCTGTTGTCGGACAAGCCGGCGGCGCCGACGATCTCGGCATCCGAGGCGCTGTTTTCCAAGCTTGTCGACCTCTGGTCGCGGGCCGACAATGAGGCGAAGTCGCGCTTCCTCGACCATATCGGCGTGTCTGTTGACGCCATCGATGCGGCGGAGTGAGGCGGATGGCGCGCAATCCCGAACAGCTCGACATGTTTCGCGAGGCGGTGTTTCCGATCCGCGTCGCGGTGACGACGATCGACCTCGGCCGCTTCCGGGCGAGGCTCAAGCGGGCAATGGCGCGGGCGATCCGCGAATGCCCTTACGATCGCGCCGAGATCGCTCTCCGGATGGCGCGCTATCTGGGCGTCGCCTCGATCTCAAAAGCCTCTCTCGACACCTACACGGCCGAGAGCAAGGAGGGCCATGACATCAGCCTCGTGCGGTTCAAGGCCTTTGTGCGCGCGACCGGCGCGGTGTGGCTGTGGGACGAGCTGGTGAGCGACGACGGGCTGACGTTGCTCGACGGGGATGAAACCCGGCTCGCCGAGATCGCCTATCTCCAGCAGGAGCAGGAGGCGATCAAGGCCAAGCTGCGGGCGCTCAAATCCTCGCCAGTTCAGGTGCGGAGGGGACGCTGATGGCCGGCAAGATCTCCATCATCGGGCAGATCGCCGAAATCGACCGCGAGATCGCCATGCGCGAGCAGGTTTATCCGCGCCAGATCTCCGAAGGCAAAATGAAGAAAGAGATGGCCGACATGCTCATGCAGCGCATCCATGCGGTGCGCGCCACGCTGGTGTTCTGCCGGGAGCATGAACAGGACATCCGCCAGTACATGCAGGACAAGAAGGCGGGGGCGCAATGAAGGAGTGGTACACACTGGCCGAGATCCAGGCGGCGAACCTGCCTGACCTGCCGCCGAAGAAATCGGCGCTCTATGACCATGCGCAGCGCGAGGGCTGGACCCGCGAGGGATGCTGCCGCCGCCGCGCCGCCAAGGGCGGCGGGCTGGAATATCACATTTCGCTTCTTCCGGGCGCTGCGCAGACGCGGCTCCTGATGATCCACAATGCTGCAGCCAATGACGATCGCGATTATGCGACCGAGGCGCGCGCAGCCCTCTGGGACCGCTATCACGCGCTTCCGCAGAGCCATAAAGAGATTGCGAAAGGCCGTTTAAAGGCGCTCGACGAGGTCATTCACCTGACTTTCAACGGCTATTCGATGCAGGCGGCGGCGGCGCTGGTCGCCAAGAAGATCGATGTTTCGGCGCGGACCATCTTCTACTGGCAGGAGACTTGCGCGCCGCACAAGCGCGAGGACTGGGAGGCGGCGCTCGCACCCGCCTACAGCAGCGACCGCGCCTTCGCCGACTGCCACCCGAACATCTGGGACACGCTGCGCAGCGACTATCTGCGCCCTGAAAAGCCGAGCTTTTCGACCTGCTATCGCCGCGTGGCGAAAGCCGCCAAGGAACATGGCTGGGAGCCGTTGCCATCTGAACGGGCGCTGCGCCGCCGGCTGGACGCCGAAGTGTCGAAAGCCGTGCAGACGCTGGCGCGGTCCGGCAAGGACAAGGCCAAGGCGCTCTATCCGGCGCAACGGCGAACCCGCACACACCTGCATGCGATGCAGATGGTCAATATGGACGGCCACAAGCTCGACGTGTTCGTGCGCGTGCCCTGGGCTGCGCAGCCGGTGCGCCTCTACCTGATCGGCATTCAGGATCTCTACAGCGGCAAGCTGCTCTCCTGGCGGCTGACTGAGGCCGAGACCTGGGAGGCGGTGCGCCTGGTGATCGGCGACATGGTCGAGGCCTATGGCATCCCCGAAGACATCTATCTCGACAACGGCCGGGCGTTTGCCAGCAAATGGATCACCGGCCAGACACGGACGCGCTTCCGCTTCAAGATCCGCGAGGAAGATCCGCGCGGCCTGCTGACCACGCTCGGCGTGAAGGTGCACTGGACGACGCCTTATGCCGGCCAGTCCAAGCCGATCGAGCGCGCGTGGCGGGATCTCGCCGAGAACATTTCGAAGCATCCGGCGGTGGCCGGCGCCTATGTGGGCAACAAGCCGGACGCCAAGCCGGAGAATTACGGATCGCGGGCGATCCCCTTCGACGAGTTCCGTGCGCATGTGGCCGTGCAGATCGCAGAGCATAATTCCCAGGAGGGACGGCGCTCTTCGAGCTGCAACGGCCGCAGCTTCGACGAGACCTTCCGGGCGAGCATGGAAAACCCGTCGACCGTGGTGCGCGTCCCGAGCGCCTCGCAATCGGCGCTGTGGCTGCTGGCGTCGGAAGTTCTGACCGCTCGCAAGCCGGATGGGGCCATACACTTCCAGGGCAATCGCTACTGGGATGCGGCGCTCAACCAGCATGTCGGAAAAAAGGTAACCATCCGCTTTGACCCCGACCGGCTGCATGATCCGATCAAGGTCTACGACCTGGACAACCGGCTGATCTGCACCGCCGCCTGCCTCGACGACACAGGCTTTGACGATGTGGATGCGGCGCGGCTGCATGCCCGCACCCGGAAAGACTACCTCAAGGGGGTCAATGCGCAGCGCGCGGCGCAGGCGGCGCTTTCGGCCCAGCAGCTGGCCGACATCTTTGCGCGCGGCCAGGCCGCGACGCCGAGCGCGCCCGAGCCGGTGCGCCCGGCCGTGACACGGATTTTCACGGGCGCCGCGGCGCCCAAGATCGAGGTCCATCAGGATCAGTTCGAAGACAATTTCGCCCGCGCGATGCGCCTTGTTTCAGGCGGCGATGCGGACGTTCTCCAATTCCCCAAAAAAGGGGAATGAGCCGGTGAGTAGTGCGTACGGTTCCAAAAAAGAGGGCGGGATCTGATCCCGCCCAAGCATGGCCCGCAAAGGGCCTTCCACACAGGAACCTTTATCATGAGTGAATTCTTGAACACAAGCGGCTGGGAACAGCCAAATTCCATCCCGACCCTCCGGTCCGGATGCAGCCAGGCCGATATCGACCAATGGGCGATCCTGGTCGATCGGGTCGCGACAATCGCGGGCCAGTATGGCTGGAACAAAGCCGAGGCGGCGCGCCGCGCCGGCATGGGCAACGGCACTTTCAGCCAATGGTATTCCGGCAAGTACAACGGCCGGATGGACCAGCAGAACGACATCATCGCCAAATGGCTGGCGGCGCTGGAGGAGCAATCCAATCTCGCCGCCGTGATCCCGACCGGTCCCGGCTTCCTGCCGCTCCGGACGGCGAAGGAGATCATGGACACGCTGCGCTGGGCGCAGATGTGCCCTGATCTGGCCGTCATCACGCTCGCGGCCGGCAACGGCAAGACCATGGCCTGCCGGCATTATTGCAGCGTGACGCCGCATGCCTATATGGCGACCATCAGCCCGAACACGAAAACCGTTCATGGCATGCTCGTCGAGCTGTGCGCGGCGCTGGATGTGCAGGAGCACAACCCGGCGAAATTCACCCGCGCGATCGGCCGCAAGCTTGAGCGCATCGGGTCGGGCACGCTGCTGATCATCGACGAGGCGCAGAACCTGGTCGATGACGCGATCAACCAGCTGCGCCACTTCGTCGACGTGAACGGCTGCGGCGTGGCGCTGGTGGGCAATGACGAGATCTACACCCGCTTCGCCAAGAAGACTGATGGTCCGAGCTTCGCCCAGCTGAAAAGCCGCATCGGCAAACGTCTGAAGCTTTCCAAGCCGAGGCCCGAGGATCTGCAGACCTATATCGCCGCCTGGGGCGTGCAGGATGCGGATGTCGCCAAGTTCCTGGTCGGCGTCGGCCTCAAGGGCGGCGCGATCCGCCAGATCGACAAGACCATGAAGCTCGCGACCATGCAGGCGCTGGGCGCCGGCAAGCCGCTGTCGATCGAGTTTGTCCGGCAGGCCTGGTCGAACCGCGACGTGGAGGACATGGCATGACCAGCTTCCTGTCACACGAACTCAGCGATCTTTCCGATGCAATTCTCCAGATGGCTGCGGCCGGGCCCATCAGCCGGGCTGAGGCTGGGGATGTGGCGCTGGCGCTGGTGGTGCTTGCGGACTTCGCGCTCAAAGTAGAGCAGGAGCTCACTGTCCATCGGATGATGCGCGAGGGCGCCGCCGCCATGCGGCTTGCCGAGATAGAGGCAGAGATCGCCACCAAAGTGGTGAAGAGCGACGGCAATGTCATCACTCCTGATTTCGGGAGGGGCGCATGAACGTCAATCTCCTGACCTCCGACATGATCGGCGCATTGCGCGAGCGGCTGAAGCCGTACTCACATGACGGGCTGCGGCTTGAGCCGGAGGCGGTGTGCGCCCTGCTTCGCAGCCTGCGGACCATGCAGGAAATGGCCTACGAGACCGAGGAGGAGCTGCGCATCATGCAGCACCAGCGGCAGGTCGACCGGGACGCGCTGCGCAACCGCAAAGCCGCCGGCCGGACCGTCGATCTCGACCCGAACGGCAATGTGGTGCGGCTGCCGACGAAGCGGACCATGCGCCCGTCTCCGGCCCCGAATGGCGGGGGAGATGCGGCATGAGGTCGATCGAGATCACCGTCAAAGTCACCGACGAGGAGCTGGCCCGCGCGGCCAGCCTGCATCTCGGCATGCTGCGCGCGAATGCGACCGGCGGGCCGGCCTTCCACCCGCGATCGGACGCCGTGAACACGGCGATCCAGCATGTGGTGCGCGCGGTCGAGAAATACGACCAAGACCAGTATTCGCCGGGCGCCAATGCCGCCGCGACCGCGCTTTTTGAGGCCGGAAAAAGGCTCCGTAAAGCCGCTTCCGAAGAACAGAAAATCAAATCCATGAAGGGACAATTCCATGTCTGAGACAGCACTCGCCTGCATCATCGCCGAGCTTGGAGACGGCGTCGTTGAAGTGAATGGCCGCATGTTCATTGAAGACGCCAAGGGGGCCTTGATCCCTGAGGGGAACATCAAGCCCGAGGACAAGCTGCAGGACCAGATGGTCCGGAGCATTATGAAACATGCACTGGCTTTGAACGCGCAGCTGGAACGCTTCCGCGATCACACCATGGGTGATCTCGCCGAGTTCGATACGATCCTCGCAGAGAAATACGGCGCGAAGATCGGCGGCAAGAAGGGCAACCGCACCTATCAGACGATCGACGGCAAGATGAAGATCCAGGTGCAGGTCGCGGATCTGATCGACTTCGGGCCGGAGCTTCAGATTGCGAAATCGTTGATCGACGAATGTGTGACGGAATGGTCGGCCGACAGCCGCGCCGAGATCCAGACACTGATCACGCGCGCCTTCAACACTGACAAAGAGGGCCAGATCAACCGATCGGAACTCTTCAAGCTGCTCACCCTCCATATCGAAGATGATCGCTGGGTCCGAGCTATGGAAGCCATTCGCGGCTCGATCCGCGTCACGGGCTCCAAGGAATATGTTCGGTTTTACACGCGCCAGAAACAGACCGACGATTGGAAGGCGGTGACGATCGATCTCGCCAAGGCAGGTGCGTGATGGCGAAGCGGTTAGTCGATGAGGATGCTAGCTTCAAGTCGCTTGAGACTTGCTACAACATTTTCAAAAAGATCCTGCACCTTCCTCAGCCGCCAGGTGATCACCTTGACCAAGCTTATAACGTCGCCCGATACCCGGTCGGCTTGTCGGACGTGGTCCAAAAGTCTAGTCACCTCGGCGATCTCTTTGCAGAGCAAATTTATGTCGAAAGTCAGATTGCCGTCGAACAGAAGCTCCGCGCTTTTGAACTGCTGTCTTTCAAACATCTCGTAAACTTCTCGCAAAAGGTCGAAAATAGTTTTTCCCTTCTCGCTGACGAGACAGTCGTACGTAGTCCACGAAGAAGTTTCATCGAGCTTCGTGAGATGGCTGCGGTAATAGCCCAACAGGTCTATCCATTGTTCGAGCTGCGGATGAAGCGCTCTTTCAAGGAGCCTAATCTCTGCTTGGACAGCAAATTTTTGAATGTCGGAATGACGCTGGTCCGCCTTTCGGTCGCCCTCTCGCATTTGCATAATCGTAAGATAGGCAGCCAATACAGCCAGGGTTCCACCAAAAAGACCTTGAAAGTCATAAAGGAATTTAGGCCAGTCGCTGGTTTTCCCCGATGCCACCAGGGGCACTATTACGAAAACGGCAAACAAGACAACGAGTGCAAACGCGATAGCCGCACTCGCAGAAAAGTCCTCTTTGTTCTCACGCATGCAATCCGCCTGTTCAAGGTCAAGCTTATCCTCGTCGAAGGATCGAGGAATGCGAGATATGTTTTCCATAGTTTTTGCAATCATGAAACGGTGCGGCTCTGTGTTTATTCGCAGGGAAAGGCGGTGGCGTCATGATTGCCGTCACGCTCGAACACGACCTGACCAAGCTTGAAAAGGCGCGCAGCGAGATCTTCGCCGCGCTCGACCGCTGCCCGTGCTGCGGCGCGGAGCGGACGGACCGCTCGAAAAGCCGGGCGCTTCAGAATGTGGAATTCCAGTGCGATGCGATCTTCTACCGTCTGGCGGGGAGCCCGCCGGCGGTGAGCCGGCCCTGCGCCGGGCCAAGCTATGCCGCAGTGAAGGGGCTTGAAGTCGAGGCGGCGAAGGCGGCGAAGGCGGTGGTTTCATGAGCGCTCGTCTGAGAGAGATCGAAACCATGCTGGTGGACGAGTTTCGCGAAGCTGGCTGCCACGTCTTCCAAGTCAGGGGCGACTGGTTTGCCTCTGTTCGTGATGCTGAGACGTCGGAAGCGTCGGCGGCGATCAACATCACCAAGCTCGCCGAGCAGATCCTGGCGAGGTTCCCATGACCTCGTCGATCGCCGCCATCCATGTCGCCAAAAAACAGCTCGGGCTCGATGACGATACCTATCGCGCCAAGCTGACCAAGATCACCGGCAAAGGGTCGGTGAAGGACATGAGCGAAGACGAGCGCCAGACGGTGCTGACCGTGTTTCGCAACGAAGGGTTCGCGCCGAAGGGCGCGGCCCGCCGGCCGAACGGCAAGACGGTGCTGTCCGGCAAGTTCGTCAAGAAGTGCCAGGCGCTCTGGATCGCCGGTTACAATCTCGGCATCGTTCGCGATCGGGATGACGCCGCCATGTGCGCCTTCATTTTGCGCCAGACCGGCATCGAGAGCGCCCAGTGGCTGCATCACGCCGACGACGCCCGCAAGGTGATCGAGGCGCTGAAGAAGTGGCTGCAGCGCGAGGCCGGCGTTTCCTTCGGCAATCTCAACGGCCAGGACTGGCTTTCCCGCGATGGCGCCAAGATCGCCTGGGCGCAGTGGAAGATGCTCACGCCCGGGGCGGATCTGATCATGCGCAAGGGCTTCGATGACGCCGTGCGCCAGATCCTCGGCCAGCATACCGGCCTGATGCTCGACAATGTCAAGGACGCGAACTGGATACCGGTCATGAACAATCTCGGGAAGCGGGTGCGCGCAATGAAGGGGGAAAAGTGATGTCCTGTTTCTTGGACGAAGAAGAGATCCGGGAGCTTGAAGAGGCGCTTGCCCTACATTCGAAGATTAAGGCCGTGATGATCCGCGAGGGTAGGACAACCTACCAAACCGAATGCCCACGCTGTTCTAACCGGGTCATCGCCCAGCTGCATGGCCTCCGCAACCATCTGCATCTGATCTGCGAAGGTCGGTGCGGCATTTCGATCATCGAGTAGAGGGGGAGCGTCATGGTCGCCTATGGCTTCAGACCCTTCTTCGCGCCGCAGATCGAGGATGGCAGCAAGACGCATACGATCCGGGGTCATCGCCGCCGGCATGCGCATGTCGGCGAGCCGGTGCAGCTGTTCGTCGGGCTCCGGACGCGGCATTGCCGGAAGATCATCGCCGATCCCGTCTGCTCCTCGCTCAAGTCGGTGGTGATCATCAGCAGCGATCTGCTGGACTGCGGCATCGCCTATATCGAGATCGACGGGACGCCCATGCACCGCGACGACATCGAGCTGTTTGCCATCCGCGACGGCTTTTCGCCTGAACGCCTTCGCGGCCTCGCCCCGGCTGCGCTCATCGGCGCCACGGCGCGGGAGACGATGGGCAATTTCTGGCGCGCGACCCAAAGCGGCAGCCGGTTCGAAGGCCTGATGATCGGCTGGGGAGGCTGAGATGGCGGAGCGCAAACAGCATATGGAGATCCGCCACCATCCCCGGCGCTCGCTCGATTATTTCCCGACGCCGCCCTGGGCTGTGCGCGCGCTCATTCACGAGCTGCTCGATCGACAGGTGACGGGGCTCAAGGCCATGTCGGTGCATGAGCCGGCCGTGGGCGGCGGGCATATGCTCGGCCCGCTGCGGGAGGCATTCGGCACGGTGACCTTTTCCGATGTCGCGGACTGGGGCGTCAATCCGCCGATCCGCGATTTCACCTATGAGACGGTCGACTCGCTTCTGCGCTCCGGCATCGACCGGCCTGACTGGATCATCACCAACCCGCCCTATGAGATCGGCCACGCCTTCTTCAAGCGCGGCTACGAGACCGCCCGGGACGGCGTGGCGCTTTTGCTGCGCCTTGGCTGGATGGCCGGACAGGAGCGCTATGAGCGGATCTTCGCGCATACACCGCCGACCTATATCTGTCCCTTCGCCGAGCGTGTCCCGATGATCGAGGGCGCCTGGGACCCGAATGCATCCAGCGCCACCGATTACGCCTGGTACGTCTGGGTCAAGCCGCAGCCGGAATTCCAGTGGGGATCTCTGCTCAAGCAATTCCGGCCGGGTATGGAGGATCTCTACACACGCCAGGCCGACATGGCGCTTGCCAAGCCGGGCGAGGCCAAGCGCCGGGCCGAGGCGCGCAAAGCCGGTCAGATTGTCGATCCCTATGCCGACCTGTTCGAGGTGGCGGGATGACCAGGGCGCGCGGCGACATCACCAAGCGGACCGCGCCTCTTGGCGCTGGTGGCGTCGCCGCGCTGCCGCTTTTCATTTTCGAGCAGCTCGATGCCGTGCGCAGAGAACGCGACGAGCTGCTCCATATGATCGCGCATCGGAGGCTGGATGTACGGTCGCGGATCAGGATCGAGCAGAAGCTCGCGCTGCTGACCGCAAAGATCCTTCGGTTGGAAATGCAGATCGGGAGGCCGAATTGAGCAGCCTTCCGGGATTGCTGGGCGCCATCGCCGATCTGGTCGGCGTCGAGATCGCCTTTGAAATCGCCCGCGCGCATGGCGGCGTCCGCGTCTCGATCCCGCCGCGCGCAGAGCCGGATCATTGGTTGACTGCGATTGTCGGGTTGGAGACCGCCGACCGCATCTGCCGGGGTCTAGCGACGATGGACGCTGACGGCAATCTTAAGGGGGTCTCTCGCGAGATCCTGCCGCGCGGACCGGCGGCGGTGCTCCGATCGGCGCGCCGCCGCGCGCAGCAGGCGCTTGACGACGGCCTGTCGGCCCGGCAAGCTGCTCTCGTGTCCGGCTTGCATGAGCGCACGATCTGGCGCATGAAGGCAGACGGCGACGACGAGCAAGGCTCGCTTTTCTGACCAGACCTGACAGCTGTCAGCCACACCCCCAAACAGACATAGGCCATGATTGCCCTCAGACGCCGGGATGGTTCCCGGCGATTTTGTTGGGGTCACCATGTCCAGCCTTGTCAGACTGATCACCCGCGAGACGCTGATCGAAATCGCCGGGACCGCGCCGGGCGCCAAGGCGGCGCTGCAGCGGGACATCACCACACAGATGGCGCTGTCGCTGCCGGATCTCGCCGAGCGGTTCGAGGTCAACACGCCGCTCCGGCTCGCGCATTTCATCTCGCAGACGGCGCATGAATCGGATGCGTTTTGCACCACGCGCGAATATGCCTCCGGCGCGGCTTATGAAGGCCGCAAGGATCTGGGCAATACCCAGAAGGGCGACGGACCGCGCTTCCCCGGTCGCGGGGTCATCCAGTGCACTGGCCGCTCAAACCATCGGAACTTCACGAGCTGGATGCGCACACTCATTCCGGATGCGCCGGATTTCGAGGCCAATCCTTCTCTGCTCGAAGAGTTCCCCTGGGCGCTTTGGAGCGCGATCTGGTTCTGGAGCACACGCCGCCTGAATGTCGTGGCCGATCGCGACGACGCGATCACCGTTACCCGCGTCATCAACGGCGGCAAGACCGGGCTTGCCGATCGCCTGGCGAAGCTGGCGCGGGCCAAGGCGGTGCTGGCGCGGCTTGAGGCCTCGACGCTTCCCGCTGGCGCGAATGACCGGCCGATCCTGTTCCGCAAGGTGCGGGACCAGGACGACGCCGTCATGCAGCTGCAGATCCTTCTGCGGAATGCCGGCTTCTATCATCTCTCGATCGACGGCGACTTCGGCTCGGGCACAGAACAAGCGGTGCGCGACTTCCAGCTGACCACGAAATTGAAATCGGACGGCATCGTTGGTCGAGAGACCTGGGGCATGCTGATCGATTGGAGCGCGGTGAGGCCGCTATGAGCTGCGCCGAGCCTTCCCCCTGGATACTCGCCGTTACTGTGCTTGCCTTCTGGGCAGGCATTTTCGCGATCCTGTTTTTTGTCGAGGAACTCTGACATGAGCCATGTCCTGACGGACGTCATCCAGCCCATTCTCTCGGCGCTCGCCACCGCGCTGATCCCGATCCTTGTCGCTGCTCTCCTCGACCGCGTGCGGCTCTGGACCGGCATCGAGATCGAGGCGCGGCATCGCGAGGCGCTGCAATCGGCGCTCGCCAATGCCGCCCGGGTGGCCATCGACAAGGGCGATGTTCAGGAGGGCGTTGATTATGTGCTGCGATCCGTGCCCGACGCCATCAAGGCGCTGGCCGTCGACGGCGCCGATCATATCGAGGAGCTGCTCGCGCCGCATATCGCCAAAGCGAAGAAGGGCTGATGGCGGATGGCGGATCTTTCCAATTTCCATCGGGAACGCGCCGAAGAGCGGGCGGAAGAGGAGCGTGAAGCGGCTGTAAAGGCCGCTTCAAAGGCTCTTCAGGGCGGCGGTTTTCACGACTGTATCGAATGCGGGTTTCCGATCCCCGCCGGTCGCCGGAGGGCCTTGCCCTCCGCCAAACGTTGTTTTGACTGCCAGCAGACCTACGAGATGCAACAGGTGATGATGTAATGGACATGCAGACACTCAAAGACTGGGGCTACGTCATCACCGCGCTCATGACGATCGGCACGTTTCTCTATGCGTGGCTGACCGCAGGCTCCAAGACCAACACGACACAGTTGCGCGAGGTGATCACGTCTATCGACGCGATGGAAACGCGCCTGACGCAGATCGAAGCAGAGATGAAGCATTTGCCGGACGAGAAAGCCCTGACCGAGCTGAAACTGGCGATCTCGGACATGAAGGGCGGGCTGGGCCGGATGGAGGAGAGCATGGCTGGCCTGGCCAGAACCACTCACCGGGTCGAGGAATATCTGCTGAAGAAGGGGACGATCTGATGGCCGATTTCGATTCTTTCCTGACCGAGGATGCCCGGCTCGTCATCCTGAAGGCGCTGGCCGGCGAAAGCAACAACACGCTCAATGAAACCATTCTCTGCCGCGTGCTTGAAACCTTCGGGCATAACCGCTCGCGCGAATGGGTCCGGACCCAGATCAACAAGCTCGCCGAGCTGGGCGCGGTCAAGGTGACCGAAGCCGGCACCGTGACGATCGCCTCGCTCACGCAAGCCGGCCTCGATCATGTCCAGCGCCGCGCCTTCATCGACGGCGTCGGCCGTCCCTCGCTCGGAGCCTGACATGGGTCGCGGCCGGCTGAACAATATCGAGCTGCTGCCCGAAGAGTGCGGCCCGATCGTCGCCTGGGCAGCTGATCAGCTGCAGGCGCGCGATCAAACGCAGACCGAGATCTATAGCGAGTTCGTCGGCAAGCTACAGGCTCTGCAAACGGAATACAGGGGCGAACTCGACTTCACGATTCCGTCGTTCAGCGCCTTCAACCGGTTCTCGGTCAAGCTTGCGACGCTCACGCAGCGGCTCAACGAGACGCGCGAAATCGCTTCGACCCTGGCGCAGAAATTCGATGCCCAGGCGTCCGACAATCTGACGCTGATCGCAGCCGAGGCGCTCAAGACGCTGATCTTCGAATTGGTGACCAATGCTGGCGAAGCAGGCTTTGACCCCAAGGGCGCCATGCAGATGGCGGCGGCGCTCAAGGCGGCTGCGCAGGCGCAGGGCATCTCGTCGGATCGCCGCCAGAAAGTCGAGGCGGACTTCGCCAAGAAAGCCCAGCAGGCGGTCGAGACGGTCGTGAAAACCAAGGGCCTCACGGCTGAGACGGCCGACGCCATCCTGTCGCAGATCCTCGGCGTCGAAAAGGCGGCGCCATGAGCGGTCCGATCAGCAAGGAGGAATGGGCACGAGCCCGGCGGCTGTCCACCGACGCGATGCAGGACATCATTGAAGCGAAGGGCCTGCCGAAGGCGCTGCTCGGCTATCAGGGCCGCGTCGTCTCGCTTCTGGAGACGACAGGCGTCGAGGTGCTGTTCGTCGAGAAGAGCCGGCGCATCGGCCTGACCTGGGGCTTTGCCGCCTATGCCGTCCTGAAGGCGGCGCGCCAGAAGTCGGCGGGCGGAATGGATGTCATGTACATCTCCTACGCCCAGGACATGACCCGCGAATTCGTCGACGCCTGCGCCATGTGGGCGCGGGCCTATTCGCTGGCGGCCGAGGAGGCGGAAGAGTTCCTGTTCGAAGACAAATCGCCCGATGGCGACAAGTCGATCCAGGCGTTCCGCATCCGCTTCGCTTCGGGGTTTGAGATCATTGCGCTGTCGTCTGCGCCGCGCACCCTGCGCGGCAAGCAGGGCGTGGTGATGATCGACGAAGCGGCCTTCGTCGACAATCTCGCCGAACTGCTCAAGGCCGCGCTCGCCTTCCTGATGTGGGGCGGCCAGGTCGTGGTCTGCTCGACCCATAACGGGTTCGAGAACGAATTCAATGTCCAGATCCAGGACATTCTCGCCGGCAAGCTGCCCTATCATCATATCAAGATCGATCTCGACACGGCGCTGAAGGAAGGTCTCTACGAGCGGATCTGCTTTGTCACTCGCAAGACCTGGTCGCCGGAGGCGGAAGCGGAATGGCGCGAGAAGATCATCAAGTTCTATGCCGCCGGCGCAGATGAGGAACTGTTCTGCATTCCCTCGCAATCGGCCGGCGCTTATCTGTCGCGCGCGCTGATCGAGGCGCGGATGAACCCCGACGTTCCCGTCGTCCGCTGGCATCCGCCCAAGGGCTTTGTCGACTGGCCGAAGATCGTTCGGCAGGCGGAGGTCGAGACCTTCTGCGAAGAGCAGCTCCTGCCGCTGCTCACGAAGCTCGATCGGAACTGGCGCTCTTGTCTTGGCCAGGACTTTGGCCGATCGGGCGACTTGTCGGTGATCCACCCGTTGCAGATCACGCCGCTCCTGACGCTCAAGACGCCGTTCCTCCTGGAGCTGCGCGACGTGCCGTTCGACGCCCAGCAGCAGATTCTGTTCTACATCATCGACCGACTGCCGCGCTTCGGGCATGCGGCTCTGGACGCGACCGGTAATGGCGCCGCGCATGCGGAAGGGGCGCGGCAGCAATACGGCGCGTCGATGATCTCCGAAATTAAGATGTCGGCGGATTGGTACATGCTCAACATGCCCAAGCTCAAAGCCGCCTTCGAAGACGCGATCTTTGAGCTGCCGCGCCATGACGACGTGCTCGGCGACTACCGCTCGATCCAGATGACGCGCGGCATCGCCAAAGTCCCCGACAATGTCCACACGGTCGGCTCCGATGGCCACAAGCGACACGGCGACAGCGCGATCGCCGGCGCGCTGGCGATCTTCGCCAGCAACCAGGACGGCGGGCCAGTGGGCCTGAAATCGAATGGCGACATGAGGCCGGAGGCGTCGGATTTCGATCGCTACACCGATCGTCTCAAGCCATCCGGTAAAAACGTTGTCGATCTTCGCGACTTTATAGGGATGTGACATGGTAAGCCTGCCGACCAACCAGATCGCGGATTTGCGCTCCGACCCTTTCATCAGCGAATATCAGACGCGGTTGACGCCGACCGATGACACGCTCAACAATCTCGGCGGCGGGCGCGGCTACAAGGTCTACGACGAAATCCGCCGCGAGCCGCATGCCTATGCGCTTCTTCAGAAGCGCAAGCTGGAAGTCACATCGCGCGAATGGGACGTGACGGCTGCCTCTGATCGGCGGCTCGACAAGCGCGCGGCCGAGGAGGTGAAGCGTCAGCTGAAGGCGATCGACTTCGACCGGTTGACGAAGGGGCTGATGGGCGCGGTGCTCAAGGGCTTTGCGGTTGGCGAAATCATCTGGTCTGTTGACGCCGGCGTCTGGACCGCGCGCGAGGTGAAGGTCAAGAAGCAGCGGCGCTTTCGATTCGACCTCGACGGCCAGCTCTACTATCTGACCCGTGCGCAGCCCTCCGATGGCGAGAAAGCGCCCGACCGGAAGTTCATCGTGCATCGCCACTCGATCGACGATGACGATGATGATCCCTATGGCGTCGGCCTGGGCTCGGTTCTCTATTGGCCGGCCTGGTTCAAACGCCAGGCGCTGGCGCATTGGCTGCGCTCGATCGAGAAGAGCGCCGACCCGACCCTGAAGCTGTCATATCAGGGGTCTTACGACGAAAAGAAGACGCAGGAGCTGATTGACGCCTGGCTGAAGGCGGCGCGCGACAAGGCGCTGGTCGTGCCGGAAAACACCTCGGCCGAGCTGCTGCAGAAGTCCGGCAGCGTGTCGGATGATTTCGAAGCCCTCAACCGCTATCTCGACGAGCTGATGAGCGAGGCCACGCTCGGCGAAACGCTGACCACCAATTCCGGCGAGCGCGGCGCCCGCTCCCTCGGCGAGGTCCATAACGAGATCCGCGTGGCGATCGCCAAGGCCGATTCCGATCTCGTCTCGCAGACGATCATGTCGACGCTGGTCAAATGGATCGTCGATCTCAATTTTCCCGGCGCCGGTTATCCGGCCGTCTGGCGCAATTTCGAGGAGAGCGAGGATCTGACCACCAAGATCGGCCGCGACAAGATCATCTTCGATCTCGGCTATGAGCCTGAAGATCCCGACTATATCAGCGAGACCTATGGCGGCAGCTGGATCAAGAAGAAGGAGCCGGCTCCGGCCGATCCGATCGCGCCGCCGGCGGATGGCGGCCGCAAGGCGGTCGCGGCGCTGTTCAAGGATACGCCAGTGGCGGAGCCGACAGGCGTTGACGCTGTTGCGGAGACGCTCGGCAGCCAGCTCATGGTTCTGGCCGCGCCGGCGGTCGACCGCATGATCGAGGCTGTCCGGACTGAAGTCATGGCGGCGACGTCGTTCGACAATCTCATCGAGCGGCTGGCCTTCGTCTCGGCCGAGCATGATATCGCCGATCTCGCCGGCCTTCTGGAACAGGCGATGACGCTTGCGCAGCTGCAGGGCACGGCCAGCGTCGAGGATGATCAGAATGGCGGTTGAAGCCGGCCAGATCCCATTTCAGGAAGCGATCGACTTCTTTCGCTCCAAGGTCAATCTGCCGACCGCGAAATGGGACGACCTCCTGCGCCAGGCGCAGGTTCGCGCCTTCAGCGTCGCCGGCATGATGCGGGACGACTGGCTTGCCGAGATCCGGGCGGCGATCGACAAGGCGCAAGTTTCGGGAGCCGGTCTAAAGGCGTTTCAAGACACCTTTGACACCTTCGTTAAACGCACCGGCTGGCAGTATTACAGCCGGGGAGAAACTGAAGAAGCGCGCAGCGCCTGGCGCGCCAAACTGATCTACAAGACCAATATGCGCGTCTCCTATATGGCCGGCCGCTACAAGCAGCTCACAGATCCCGATGTGCTCAAATATCGCCCCTACTGGCGCTACAAGCATTCGGGCAATGAGCATCCCCGCCGGCTGCATCTGTCCTGGAACGGGCTTGTGCTGCTGGCGACCGATCCGGCCTGGAAGGTGATGTTTCCGCCCAACGGCTTCGGCTGCGGTTGCGATGTCGAAGCTTTGAGCAGACGGCAGCTTCGGGCGCTCGGGAAAACCGGTCCTGACCAGGCGCCCAACCTGTCGCCCTGGCAGGAGACCGATCCGCGCACCGGCCAGGAGGAGACGCGTTACATCGGCATCGATCGCGGCTGGGAGTACAATCCGGGCATGGAGTGGCTCGAAGGCGTTGTGCCCAAGGAACTCACCAAACCGTTGCCTCCGGCGATCGGCCCGCGCCTGGCGCAGACGCTGCCCGCGATGCCGCCGCCTGAGCCTGTCGAGCCTGGTCGCCTTCTGCAGGCTGGCCAGTCCGCAGAGACATATGTCGATGCCTTCCTCGGCGAGTTCGGATTGGCGAGAAATCAGTCCATGGCCTACCGGGACAAGTCGGGCGGCATTATCTCGATAACCCAGTCGCTGTTCGAGGCGCGCGACACCGAAGGAACAGTGCTGGGCTTGAAGTCGGACAAGTTCGGTCGCGGACCCTACACGCTGCTGTTTGCCGATGCGATCCGAGATCCTGACGAGATCTGGATCGACTGGGTTCCGGTCAGATCCGGAATCGTCCTGCGCCGCGCCTATATCAAGCGATTCATCCTCCCGCGCAGCAAGGATGTGATGTTCGTGCGGTTCGAATGGACAAAGGATGGCTGGATCGCGGTGACCGGCTTCGAAGCGCGCCAGGGCTATGTCGACGATTTCCGCGCCGGGAGCCTTGTCTATGCCCGCAAATGAAAAAGGCGCCCCGTCCGATCTGGAGCGCCCTGGTGCAAGCCTTAAGGATGCGGATCGGCCGCTCAGCTCGCTTGTTCCGGATGTTAGCATGGCCGGTTCTGATTTCAAGGGATAGGATAATGGCGGGCGCTCAGATCAAGGTCGACGACAAGGCGGTTCTGGCCGCACTCCGAAAGCTCGTCGAGGTCGCCGGCAATCCCGAACCGGCGCTCAAGAATGTCGGCGAGTACATGCGGGTGGAGACGATCGGCAATATCGAGGCGGAGCGCTCGCCGGACGGCTCTGCGTTCAAGGCGCTCAATCCGCTTTACGCGCAGACCAAGAAGGGACCAGGCATCCTTCGTGGCGAAAGCGGCGATCTCGCCCGCATCGTCTATCAGCTCGGCGGCGGCGAAGTGGCGATCGGCTCCAATTCCGAGCACGCCGCCATCCACCAGTTCGGCGGCGTGATCAAACCGAAGAGCGCGAGCGCGCTTGTGTTCGAGATGGGCGGTCAGCTCTTCAAGGTCAAATCGGTCACGATTCCCGCGCGACCCTATCTGGGCGTCAGCGCGGAGAATGCCGAGGAAATCATCGCCATTTTCCAGGACTATATCGAGGAGGCGAGCGGGATTTCGGCCGAGGCGTAAAATCGCCCCACAGGCGCGCTTGCGCAGTCTTGCCGAGCGACGTAGTGTCCAGATCGAGAAAACGCGTGGAAGGGCTTCAAAACCACTTCAATTTTCATTCCGCGCCCGAACCAGCCCCCTACATTCGCGCCATCAGGAATAATCGCCCGGGCTGACACCCGACAGCCCGGCTGCGACCTGCGCTCATGCCATGTTCCGTGGCATGAAACCTTTCGAGATCTTCAAAGCCGGCACGCACACAGACGCATCGGGAACCGCCTATCGGTTTTCCGATGACGATCTGATCGCGATAGCCCGAAACTACGACCCCGCGCTCTCGGAAGCCCCGCTCGTCGTGGGGCATCCCAAAGACAACAATCCCGCTTATGGCTGGGTGAAATCCGTTCGTTTTGCTGACGGCCGGCTTGTGGTCGAGCCCGACGAGGTCGAGCCGCAATTCGCCGATCTCGTCCGCGACGGCCGCTTCAAGAAGCGCTCGGCGGCATTCTATCCGCCCGCACATCCCAACAATCCAAAGCCCGGCCAGTATTATCTGCGTCATGTCGGCTTCCTCGGCGCCCAGCCGCCGGCCGTGAAGGGCCTCAAGGCGGTCGAGTTCGCCGCCGGCGGCGACATCGCTGAATTCACCGATGACATGGCGCTGCGCTCGTCCTGGGCGCTCGAGAACGTCTCGCGCCTGTTTCGGGGGCTTCGCGAGTATCTGATTGCCGACAAGGGGATGGACACGGCCGACAGCGTCGCGCCGTCCTGGGCGATCGACAGCATCAACGAAGCGGCCGCCTCGATGCGCGCGGACCAGCCTTCCCCCGCTTACTCAGAACCCGAAGAGGACATGATGGACAAGGACAAGCAGGCCGATCTCGATCGGCGTGAACAGGAGATTGCGGCCCGCGAGGCCGCTTTCGCGGAGGCCCAGAAGAGCGAGCTGGAGGCGCGCCGGCGCACCCAGGCTGCAGATGATGCGGCGTTCGTCGCCGATGTCGTCAAGTCCGGCCGTCTGCCGATCGGCCTGCAGGGCGTGGCGACCGCGCTGTTTGGCGACATGGGCGATGATGTCCTGACCTTTTCCGAAGGCGATGAGCAGAAGCAGGTCAGCCCGCGTGACGGCTTCCGCCAGCTGCTGTCGAGCCTGCCGCTGCCGGTGGCGCTCGGAGAAAAGGCAGTCGGCGACGGGCCCGACTTCTCGGACCCCAGCCATGTCAGCGCCGCCATCGGCGCCGAAATCGAAGCAGCCCGTCTCAGGGGCGAGACGCTTTCGGCGGCGCAGGCCGCCATGCGCATCCAGAAACGCTAACCGGCCAAGCGCCTCGAAGGACAGATCATGATCAGAATTGTCAAAAGCTTCATCGCCGCCACTGTGCTCGCCCATGCCCGGTTCGTGAAGGCCGGCGCCAATGACGGCGAAGTCGCGCTCGCCACCGCGTCGACCGACGCGATCATCGGCGTGGTCGATTATCCCGCCGGCGCGGCCATCGGCGAACGCGTCGATGTGGTGCTGTTCGGCGAGGCGGAAGTCATCGTCGGCGGAACGATCACGCCTGGCGCTTACATCACGGCGGACGCCAATGGCGCGGCCATCGCCGCCGCGCCCGCCGCCGGCGTGAATGCTCGAACGGGCGGCATGCTGCTCGTCAATGCCGTGTCGGGCGATATCGCCCGGGCGCTCATCCTCCCCAACCGCATCCAGGGCTGATCGCCCGCAACCTCTCAGGAGCTTCATATGAGCGGCCAGCCGTTCCCGATTAACCCGGTGCTTACCGGCATCGTTATCGCCTACAAGAACAACATGCTGATCGCCGACCAGGTGCTGCCGCGCCTGGAGCCGAAGCTTGCGAGCAGCAAATTCAGCTGGTGGAAATTCGACTTCAGCCAGTTCATCACCGTCACGGACACCAAGGTCGGTCGCAAAGGCGCGCCAAACACGGTCGAATTCCAGGCCGTCGAACAGAATGACAAGACGCTGGACTATGGCCTGCGCGACGAGATCCCGATCGACGATATCAAGAACGCGCCGGATGGCTACGATCCCAAGGCCTTCGCCGCGCAGAAGCTGATCGATCTCGTGCTGCTCGACCGCGAAGTGCGCGTCGCCAGCAAGGTGTTCAACGCTGCTCTCTACGCGGCCTCGAACAAGGCGACGCTTGCCGGAACCGACAAGTGGTCGAACGCGGCCTCACAGCCGATCAAGCAGATCAGCCAGGCTGCCGACAGCATGGTGATGCGTCCGAACAACATGGTCATCGGCCGCGTGGAATGGACCGCGCTGCGCACCAATCCCAGCGTTCTGCAGGCCTTGACGATTTCCGGCGCCGACAAGGGCATGGCGAACAAGCGCGCGGTCGCCGATCTTCTGGAACTGGACGACATCATCATCGGCGAAGGCTGGATCAATTCGGCCAAGAAGGGACAGGCCGCAGTCCGCTCCCGCGCCTGGGGCGGCAACGCGCTGCTGTTCCACAAGGCTCCGCTCGCCTCTTCGATCGACGCCACGCCCACGTTCGGGTGGACCGCGCAGTTTGGCGACCGTGTCGCTGGCGACCAGCCTGACAAGGATATCGGTCTGCGCGGCGGCTATGAGGTCCGCTCGGGCGAGAGCGTTCAGGAGGTCATCTCCGCGCCCGAACTCGGTTACCTCTTCCAGTCCGTCATCTGAAGCTTCGGCTTCAGGATTTTCCGCCGGCGTCGAAAGCGCCGGCGGTTGTTCCCCCGACCGCCGCATAGCGGCTGTCCGGAGAGCAACCGAGAGGACAGAACATGGCACCCAGGAAGTCCAGCGCCGACACCCAGTCGCCCGAAACGGCAGTGGCCGCAACGGCAAGCGAGGATGCGATCGGCGAGAAGAAGGAAACGGCCGATGGCGCGGCGGGGGCCGATGCGGGCGCAATCGCCGCCGCGTCCGAGAACGCGGTCCAGGCCACGAGCGATGAGGGCGAGGCCGTCGCGGCTGCCCCGATCGCTGCCGCCGAGGGCGCCGCCGCCTCGGACGATGTTGCCGGGTCCACGGCCGCAAGCGCAGACGCGGCGATCAATCCCTACCGCGCCTCCGGCGTAGACCGCGAAGGCACCGAAGTGGTCGTGGTCAGCCAGCCGATGATCTTCCTCGGCTCGAAATACATGCCGGGCGACCGTCTGCGCGTCACCGCCGGGGACGCCGACATGCTTGAAGACGACGGCGTGATCGAGGACTGAGGCCGATGACCGAACACCAAACCCAAGGGCTGCCCGTTGCGGGTTATCGCGCGCAGAGCGCCGAAAGCATCGCATTGGTCAATGAGGCAAAACAGATCGAGGAGCGGGTTCTGCGCTTTCTCGATCGCTTGGCGGCGAGCGGCGTGATCGACGGCCGGTGGTTCTCGATCGGGCGAACCGACATCGAAAAAGGCTTCATGGCCGTCAATCGCTCTGTCTTCCAGCCTGAGCGCGTGAAGCTCTCGTCGGACGAGGCCTGACATGGCTGCTTATGCCGACCTCGACGACATCATCGACCGCGCCGGAGAGAGCGAAGTCCTGCAGGTCGCAGACCGCGACAACGACGGCGTGGCCGATGCCGCTGTCGTCGAGGCGGCGCTCAATGCGGCCGACGTACGCATCAACGCCTGGCTGGGCGCCCGCTACATGATCCCGTTGTCGGCGACGCCGCCGATCGTCAAGTCGTGGGCGGTGTCGATCGGCCGATATCTGCTTCATCGCGACGGCGCGCCTGATCATGTCGCGCGCGATTACCAGGACGCGCTCAAGGAGCTGCAGTCGGCTTCTATCGGCAAGCTCGCTCTGCCAGGCGTCGACGGCGTTCGCCCGGCGGGCGCGACCGGCGGCGCGGCAAGCTTCCAGTCCAGCGATCAGGTTTTCTCCGACGACAATCTGAGGGGGTTCCTGTGATCGCGGATGTCATGGCCCGCCTCTCTGCATCCTGCCCGTCCATCCCGTCCGTCGCGTCGGCCGAAGAACTGGACGCGCTCGATCGCGGCACGGCGCCTGCGAGCGGAGCCACCTTTGTCATTCCGTTCGGCGAAGCGGCGGAAGCCAATGCGCTGATGGCTGGCGGCTTTCGCCAGCTGGTCGAAACACAGGTTCTGGTCGCGTTTCTGATCCGTCGGCATGGCGACGCCAAGGGCGGCAAACGCGTCGCCGACTTCGACACGTTGAAGGCAGAGATCGAGCAGGCGCTCGCCGGCTGGATCGCGCCAACGGCGATCGAGCCGTTTGAACTGGTGTCCGGTCGCGGGGCCCCGCGCGGCAACGGCGTGACCATCTACGTGCAGACCTGGAAAACATCCCGCTACCTGAGGAGCCCCTGATGGATGAGAATGAAGGAAAAGGAGGCCTCTACGAGGTCGATCCCAAGACCGGCAAACGCCGCCTGGTCGAGCGGACGTCTGAAGCGGAGGCCGCGCCGCCCGTCGAAACCCCGCCGCCTTCAGCGCCGGCCGAAACCGAGGATCGCGGCGAATGACCCCTTATCGCTCGATCGCCAATCCCGCGCGGCTGAAGGCGACCACGCTGACCGGAGACGAGCTGGCAAGCGTCGGCGAGCCGGTGCAGTCGGCGATCGGCACCAATATCGCGCCTGAGCGCGGGCCGACCCAGCTCGATCTCCGCTATTGCGCAGACAGGACCATCGTGACCGCCGCCGGCGGGCCTGATGGTCCGGCGCACTGGAGCCTCTCGGGCGCGGTCTCTCCGCAAGATGCGCTTGCGCATTTCGAAGCCAATTTCGCGCCGGCCTTTGCCGCCGCACCGGGGGACGTCCAGACCTCCGCAACCGTCGAGGAGACCTGACCCATGGTGCGCTACATCCGCAAACAGGCCGTGCTGGCCAAGATCGAAAGCAGCTATGGCGCCGACGCCCTGCCGACCGGCACATCGGCGATGCTGATGACCAACGCAAAATTCAAGGTCGAAGCCGAGGAGGTCAGCCGCGACCTGATGAAGGCCTATATGGGTCACCAGGGCATACAGCTGGTGGGCCGTTACGCCAGTCTGTCCGGCGACATCGAGATCGCCGGCGCGGGCGTGGCGGGCGATTCCCCGGGCTATGCGACGCTGCTGCGGATGTGCGGCTTTGCCGCCACCGTCACGGCAGGTCTGAAGGTCGAATTCCTTCCGGTTTCGGCGGATTTCGAGGCCGGGACGATCTACTTCAACCTGGATGGCGTGAACCATGTCCTTCTGGGCGCGCGGGGCAATGTCTCGCTGTCCTTCAAGGCCAAGAGCATTCCGAAGTTCACCTTCTCCTTCAAGGGACTTTCCGGGAGTGTCGGCGCGGAAGCCTTGCCGGTTGCCAATTACACGAAGTTCATCGACCCGACGCCGGTGGCGCCCACGATCACCAATATGACGCTGCATGGATATAGCGGCGGCGTCGACTCCCTCGACATCGATGTCGGCGCCCAGATCGAACCCCGCCTGCTGATCAACCACAACTCCATCCAGTATGTGGATCGCCAGGCGACCGGCAGTGTGGTGCTGGACGCGCCTGACGCCGGCAGCTCGGTCAACTTCTTCACCCGCGCCAAAGGCCATCAGCTCGGGACGCTCGCTTTCAGCCATGGCGTCGAAGATGGAAACATCGTCGAGATTGCCGCGCCGGCCGTGCAGCTCAAGCTCCCTGAATATGGGGACAGCCAGAAGATCGTCACCCAGTCGATGGGGCTGATCTTCCAGCCGTCATCAGCCGGCAACAACGAACTCAAGATTACCGTTCGGTGATCTCCTGAAGCCGTTTTGAAACGGCTTTGAATGTCTCTTTTTCCGCAAGTTTTGAGGTTCCGGATGTTCATTTTCAAGGACGAAGTCTCGGTCTGGTGGCCGGTCAAGGTGAAGCAGCCCGACGAGAAGAAGCCCGGCCGGTTCATCGACTATGAGTTCGAGGTCGAAATGCGGATCATGGATCGCGACGAACTTGAAGAGCGCGGCCGTCAACGCGCCGAACTGCTCGAAGCCCAGGACGCTGCCGACGTGGTTCTCCGGCGCGTCAACGATTTCGACGATGAAAGCTGGGCGGATGTCATCACCGATTGGCGCGGCGTCTTCGACGAAGACAGGACCGAGATCCCGTTCTCGCGCGCAATCCTTGTGAAGGCGCTCAAGCGTCCGCTGATCCGGAACGGCATTCAGCAGGCCTATCAGGATTTGTGTTCCGGGGAAGTCCGAAGAAAAAACTAACCGACGCGGCCGTCGCCTGGGCTCACGCCAAGTGCGGCCGCGAGGATCAAACCCGGCCTGTCCGGATCGACGATGACGCCCAGCGCCAGTTTGCAGCGCTCGGCGTGACGGTGGAAAAGACCATTGAGCCCGATGATGAGGCGTTTCCGATCCATCGCAGCAACTGGATCTCGCTTCGGGCCTTTCTGGGCGTCGAAACCCAGTGGCGCGTCACCGCCACCATGTCCCGGCTGATCTGGCTCGGGCTGGACTATTCGAGCGTCAGGGTCGCGCTCGATTTCGAGGGTCTCGGCGCGGACGTGTTCTCCGATCTCCGCGCCATGGAAGCGGAAGCCCTGCCTGTTCTGAACGAGGATGATTGATGGCCCAGCCGATGAGACTGTCGATACTGATCGGCGCGGACGCTTCCGGCGCCAAGACCGGCGGCGCCGAGGCCGAAAAGGCGATCCAGAAGGTCGGCCAGGCCGCCAACCAGGCCGGAACCGCCGTCAAGGGATTGATCGAAGCGCAAACCGGCCTCGGCCGCGCCATGCAATCGACCGATATGCGCGGGGCCGATATCGCCGCCTATGGCGCGCAACTCGATGCGCTGCGCGCCCGCTATAACCCGCTCTACGCGACGATCAACCGCTACAAGACCGAGGTCCAGGCAATCCGCCAGGCGCATGCAGTCGGCGCGATCTCGATCAACGAGATGACCACGGCGCTTTCTCGGGAGCGGCAGGCGGCGCTGGCCTCGATTGACGCGATCAAGGGGCGCAATGCTGCGATTGCGCAAATGCGATCGGGATCAACCAGCTTCGCCACATCGAACATTGCCTACCAGTTCCAGGATATCGGCGTCACGGCGGCCATGGGCATGTCGCCCCTGCAGATCGGTCTCCAGCAAGGCACTCAGATCGCAGCGGCAGTGTCCGAGTTTGGAACCGGTCGCGCGGCGATCGCCGGCGTCGGCGCGGCGCTTGGCTCGCTGATCAGTCCTTTGTCGCTGGCAACGATAGGGCTGACCGTCGCTGCCGCCGCCGCCATCCAATATGGATCGAGCCTGTTCTCCGCCACGGAAGATAGCGAGGACGCGCTCAAGGCTCAGGCTGACCTCATCCAGGAAGTTGCATCGAGATGGGGTGATGCGTTGCCAGCGCTCGCCCAGTATGCCGAGCAGGTGAAGCGCCTTGAGAATGAGCAAAACGCTCAGCAGGCGCTGCAGGCCGCGATCAGGCAGCAGTGGGCGGATCTGCGGGCCGAGGTCAATGATACGAATACAGATTTCGCTGATCTTATTACCACGCTGTCGCAGTCCGGAGTGAAGATTGGCCTGCTCCAGAATGCACAGAAGGAGTTTGGCGAGTTCAAAGACGCTGTCGTTGCCGGCACAGCGACTTCAAAGGATCTTGAAGAGGCGCAGACCTCTCTCATGGCGATCTTCGAAAAGACCGGCATCCCTATCGTGAAGGAGTTTTCCGATACGATCGGAGAGCTTTCCACAAAGCTGATGGATGCCGCAAAGAATACCGCCGATCTCAAGAAAGAACAGATTGACCTGCTCAATCGGGGCCGAAACGGGTCCAGGGGACCTTTGATCAACGATCCTGACTTCCTGAAGAGGAACTGGGAAGTCATGCCGGATGCGCCTGTCCCTCAAACGCGGCCGACAAACCCTGGCGCGGGTTTTGCGCCGATCGACACGGAAGTCCTTGACCCACTGGCAGCCGAACGCAAGCGCGCCGCAGACGAGCTGGAGCGCCAGCGCCAGGCGACGGCTGACTACCTGCAGACACAGCGGGACGGCATCGCACGGCTGCAGCTGGAAATCTCCCTGGTCGGCAAATCGGCCGAGGAGCGCGCAAAGGCGACGGCGGCGTTCGAGGCGGAGATCCGCATTCGCGAACTCGGCATTTCCGCGATGAGCCGGGAGGCGGACGCCATCAGGGCCAATGCGGCGGCAACTGCGGATCTGAGGCTGGAGCTGGAGCGGCAACAGGCTGCCTGGGGCTCGATCCAGTCCGCCGGCGGCCAGGCGATCGACCAGCTCTTCAAAGGCTCCGGCACGCTGAAGGACCGGCTGAAGAGCCTTGCGGATACTGCGCTCGACTGGCTGATCGAGATGACGCTGGTCAATCCGGCCAAGAATGGACTGCTGGGCATGAACCTGCCGACGCTCGCCGATGTCGGCAAGATCGGCAAGGGCGGCCAGGCCGGCGCTCTCTCGCCGACCTCGACCGGCTCGATGATGGTAACCGCCGGCACGGTGATGATCAATGGCGGCGTGACCGGCGGCATTCCCGGTCTGACCGGCGGCGCAAACACCACGCTGGGCAGCTTCCTGGGCCTGGGCGCGGCCAACACCAACAGCGTGCGGCCAACGCTCACGCCGTCCGGCATGGTCAACAGTCCTGTCGCCGCCGCATCGCCGGTCGCGCGCGGCGGCATCGAGGCGCAGATCTGGAATTACTGGGCAGGAAAGGGTCTGCAGCCGCATCAGATCGCCGGTATCATGGGCAATCTGCGCGCCGAGAGCGCCTTCAATCCGGCGGCGATCGGCGACAGCGGCAACGCTTTGGGGCTCGCGCAGTGGAACGATCGCGGCCCGGCCATGACGGCGGCGGTCCCTGACTGGCGCACCAATGTCCAGGGGCAGCTCGATTTCATGAGCCGCGAATTCGCGACATCGGAAAACGCGTCCTGGAACAAGCTGCTGGCGTCGACCAATGTCACCGACGCCACGGCGGCGATGGCGGGCTATGAGAGACCGCGCGGCTATTCGCCCGGCAACCCGATGGGCGCGGACAACTGGTCCGGTCGGCTCGACGCCGCCAACGCCAGCCTTGCCAAATTCGGGCAGACCACGGCGACCGCCTCGACCGATGTGCAGGGTCTCGGCAAGACGTCGGTCGACGCCGGCCAGTCGTTGATGGACGCCTTCAAGACGCCGGCGGCGCAACAGGGACAGGCATCCGGCCTCGGGCTTTTCCCATCCGCGCCAGCGACCGGCGCGGCGGGCGTGACCGCAACGGGCGCGCCCGGCATCTTCGGCATGTTCAGCCAGCTGTTCTCGGGCGGCGGCAATCTCTTCAGTTCTCTCTTCAGCTCGATCTTCTCGCTGTTCGGGTTTTCCCGTGGCGGCGTTTTCGCCGGCGGCGGCGTGATTCCCTTCGCCAATGGCGGCGTGGTCACCAGGCCGACGTTGTTTCCGATGGCCGGTGGGCGCACCGGGCTGATGGGCGAGGCCGGCGAAGAGGCGATCATCCCGCTCCGGCGAGGTCGCGACGGCCGGCTTGGCGTGACCATGGCCATGCCCAAAGCCATGCGCCAGGACGGCGGACGGATGAACTTCAGCTTCTCCAGCAATCACCGGGTCGAGATCTACGGCAATGGCGACGCCGAGCTGCATGCGCAGTGGAAGGCGGGCACCGAACAGATGCTCGAACAGCAGGCCCGAGATTTCCGTGCGTCGCTCCCGGATCTGATCGAGGAGTATCAGCAGAACCCCTATAGGAGGGTCTACGGATGACGATCGCGCTTCCCTATGCGTCCAGCGAGTTCGCGGACCTCCTGCTTTACACCTCGGTCCGGATCTGGCTTGACGAACAGCAGGACATTTCCGGCGACGGCCATGGCAACTATTTCACGGTTGATCTCGGTCCGCGGATCTGGCGCGGCGAGGTGACGCTGGCCGAAGATCTGACCCATGCCGACGCCGCCAAGGTTCAGGCGCTGGTCGAAGCGCTCGATGGCGCCATGGGGACGTTTTATCTCTACGATCCGCGCTTGCCCTATCCCATCGATGACCCGCTGGGCGCGATCATCAAGCCTTGGTCCGGGACAGTGACGATCTCGGCCGTGCGCAACAACAAGGAAATCCAGGCGACGGGATTGCCGCCCAACTATCTTCTGCAAGCCGGGGACCGCGTCGCCTTCAATTTCGGCTCAAGCCCCACACATCGCGCCTATCACCGTATTGTCGCCGGCGATCGTGCGAATTCGAGCGGCAATACGACATGGATGGAGCTACGGCCTCTTCTGCGGGACGCCGACATTATCGGCCGCACGCTCACGATCGAAAAGCCGGCGGCGCTGTGGTGCATTCCGCCCGGCCAGTTCAAGGCTGGAGCCGGGCGAAAGACGCTCACGCCCGGCGGCTCCTTCCAGATCCAGCAGGTGATCTGACATGGTGCTCGCTGTTCCCATCAATACCTATACAGCGCTCCAGAACGCCACGCGCGACGGGCTGATCGTGCGTTACGGGATCTGGATCGGCGGCAAGAACCGTTCGACGGGCGCGATCGAGTATTTTGGATTGTGGTCGGGCGATATCGCCCAGACGCTGCCGGTGACCCGCAACTCCGATGGCGCGACGGTCAACCGCGTCTATCAACCAGGCGCGGGGCAGTTCACGCCGCCCTCTATCCCGATGTCGATGGATCTGGAAGTCGCCTCGATCCGCATGGAGTTCAGCCGTCTCGCGCCGGCGGTCTACAATGCGGTCAAGGTTTACAATCCGCGCCGGCAGATCTTTCAGATCCACGTCTTTTTCTTCGACCGCAACATGAACCTGACCGATCCCGGTTTCTGCCTCTGGGATGGCCGGGTCCAGCGCATCAAGGTCAAGCGCGACAAGGCCGGCGGCCAGGGAAAGATCGAGATCGAGGCCGGCGGTCACTCGATGATGCTGACCCGCAAGAACGCCCAGAAGATGTCGAGCGACTTTTTCGAGAAGCGCGGCGACAAGGCCGGGCGCTACGTTGCCTCGATCTGGCGGGTCGCCATCCCCTGGGGCCAGGACAAGATCCGCAAAGACCCCAAGCCTCCCAAGCAGAAGTATTTCAACACATGATCGTGCACCCCAAGACCATTGGCTGGGAAGCCAGGCTCAACGATTTCGTGAAATCCCGGACGCGCGTTCCGCTGATCTGGGGCGACAACGACTGTGCGATGTTTGCCGCCGGCGCCTATCTCGCGCAGACCGAAGTCGACATCGCCAGCGAGATCCGTGGTCAATACGCCAGTTTTGAAGAGGCTTTAAAGCTGCTTCAAAACCTCGGTTACGAGGACCCGGTCGAATGGACGGCAGCGCGCCTGCCTGAGATCCCGGTGGCGTCTGCCCAGCGCGGTGACCTGGTCGGCGTTGATCTGGGCGCTGGCATGCCGGCTATCGCCGTCGTCGGCGGGCAGATGATCACGGCGCCCATGGCGACGGCGCGCGGCTCTCTGCCGCTGACCGCCGCCTCGCGGGCCTTTGCAGTCGGGAGAGCCGCATGATGGTGTTCCTCGTCGCCCTGCTGATCCTGCTGACCGGAGCCGAGGCCGCGCATGCGGAGCTGATCTCCGGCATCGCCGCGATCGTGATTGGCGGCTTGGGGTCGCTTGGCTCGACGGCGCTCGGTCTGCTCGCGATCGGCGCCAAGTTCCTGATGTCGTCGCTGATGCAAAAGGAGCCCAAGGATCGCGGCGTCAAGCTTGAAGCCGAAAACGGCGCAGACAAGCCGCCGAAGATCATCCTGGGCGATTGGGCCACGCCCGGACATCTGCTCTATCACAACAGCTATGGCGACGATCGCTCGCGCTATGTGGCTGTCTACGTGCTGTCGGCGATTCCGGTCCAGGGCCTGTCCAACCTGCTGGAAGTCAACGGCGAGACCTGCGAAATCGACTTCACCAGGACGAACGATTTCGGCATGCATCCCGTCGTCGAATATGAGGACGGTCGGGAGTATCTCTCGATCAAGTTCTATGACGGCACACAGACTGCGCCTGATCCATTTCTGCGCGATGTCTTTGGCGCTGACGATCAATTTCCATGGCTGGCGGACATGCTCGTCAAGGGCTGCGCCTATGTCGTCATCCGCGCCATGTATTCCAAGGAGGGCGTCTGGTCAGGCTCGCCGCAGTTTCTGTTCGGCGTCAAGGGCGCGCGCCTTTACGACTTCCGTAAGGACAGCACCGTCGCCGGCGGCTCCGGGTCGCAGCGCTGGACTGACCCGTCGACCTGGACGGGCAACGGCTACAAGAACCCGGTCATCCAGAAATACAACATCATCCGGGGCATCCGCTATAATGGCGAGGTGATCTGGGGTGGCGACGCCGAAGCCTGGCGCTTGCCGCTGAGCTACTGGATCGCAGCGGCGAACGCGGCCGACGTCGAGATCGAGAAGAAAAACGGCGACAAGATCCCGGCCTTCGTGACCGGCGCCGAGATCGAGCTTGACGATCAGCCCATCGAGTTCATCAAGGTGCTCGACCGCTGCCATAACGGCTATACGACCGAGTTCGGCGGCATTTACAAGGCCTATTGCGGCGCGCCCGGTCTCAGCGTCATGACGCTTACCGATGAGGACTTCCTCATCACCGAAAAGGGCGAAGACGATCCGTTCCTGACGCTTGAGGAGACCTACAACTCCGGCGTGGCCACACATCCCATTCCGAAATCCGGCTGGGTCAGCGACACCACGCCGCTTTACGTGAACGCGGCGGCGCTGTCGGCCGACGACGGCAACGAAAGCATGCTGGAGGCGGATCTGCCGCTGGTGGCGGAAACCAACCAGGCGCAGCGCATCCTGCGCGCTATGATCCTCGACAGCCGGGCCCAGAACAAGCATTCGGGCGTCCTGCCGCCGATAGCGATGATCCTGGAGCCGCATGACCGCGTGTCGTATATCTCGACCCGGGAAGGTTACGCGGGCGACGGCGAGGATTTCATCATCGGAGCCAAGGCGCATCTGCCAAGCGTCAATCAGCAGGTGACGCTGCGCGGCATCAATGCCGAGGCGGATGTGTGGCTCAAGGACATGGAGATGGACAAGACGGTCGGACTGCCCGGCCGCATCCGGACCGGCGTGCTTGCGCTCGACATTACGACCGCGACATCGTGGGTCAATAGCGAGCGCGGCCGTGACAAGCCCGCAATTCTGGCTGAATGGGACTGGGGCGACATCGATGTCGATGTCGCGCGCCTCGACTGGCGCATCCGGCTGTCCGGAACGACTGAGATCATCGCCCAGGGCGCCATCACAGAGTTGCTTGATGGCGTCCAGAAGATCGTTCATCGGACATTGCGCTTTGGCAAGACCTACCAGATCCAGTTCCGGCCGCAGCCGATCTCGGCGCGCAAGACCAACTGGACCGCATGGCAAAGCGTCACGCTGATCAATCTCGACATACCCGGCAATGTGGTGCTGACGAAGCGCAGCGTGATCGCCAAGGATGGGACGCTCGATTTCTGGGTTAAGATCGACTGGAACTCGATTTCCGGCGAAGTGGATTACATCGTCGAGATCACCGACGCCGATGGCGACATCCAGACCCGTCGCACGGATGGCAGTTCGTATAAGATCAAAGTGTCCGACGCTGGCGTCATCTCGGTTCGCGTGCGCGCTGTGGCCAATGATGACGGCACGCGGGGCCCCTGGACAAATCCCGTTTCGCTCAACATCACGGCCAAGAACACCGCGCCGATTGCGCCGGCGGCGCTCACGATAGAAGGCGGCTACCGAGCGATCGTCCTGACCTTGCCGGAGAGCACGGAAAAGGATGTCCAGTTCGTCAATGTCTACGCGTCCGCCAGCAATGACTTCACGACGGCTGCGCGCATCGGGCGGGGGGCGCCTGGCGGGGTGTTTGCCCACAAACTCGCCAACCAGGTTACACGCTATTACTGGTGCACCTTCGTCGACCGCACGACGAATGAATCGGCGAAGTTTCCGTCGAGCAACACTGGCGGGCGATCGGCGACCACATCCAAGATCACCGATGACGATTTCGACGACAGCGGACCTGCGACGCCGACCGGGCTGGCGCTGACGGCTCGCACGATCCTCGCCGATGACGGCTGGATCGACTACCGCATCAAGGCGCAATGGAACGCCATATCGAACGCCAAGGCGAGCTATATCCTGCGCGTCTATGACGGCACCGACTACGACTATTACAATGTCTCCCCGGATGGCGCGACGGTGCGAAAGTGGTTTGCGGCCAAGCCGAATGTGACCTTTACCGCTTCCGTCGCCGCCAAGAACGCCGGCGGCGTGGTCGGCGCGTTTTCGGGCAATGTGACGATCACGCCGACAAAGAAAGCCTTGCTGCCGACGACGCCGGCCGGTCTTGCCCTCACGCCCGGCCATAAGCGCAACAAGCTCAAATGGACCGCATCGCCCGACAGCGATTACAAAGAGACCGTCATCTATAGAGCGACCAGCAACAATTTCGCCAATGCGGCCGAGGTCGACCGCAAGTCCGGACGATCCTGCACCGATGACGGGCTGACCAACGGCGTGACATATTACTACTGGATCTCGCATGTCGATCGGTCCGGCAACGAGAGCGCCAAGCATCCGACCAGCAATACTGCCGGCGTGAGCGGCACGCCTTTGCTGATTTATGCGGACGACACCGACCAAACCGCGCCGGCAACGCCGGCGGCAGCTCCCGCCATCGCGCAGATCACGGCCGATATCGACGGTGATGGCTCGATCGACACCGCGCTTCGCCTGACGCTGACACAGCCGTCTTCCGGCGTTCCCGTCAAATACTTCGAGGTGGAGCTGCAGCGTTCTTCGACATCAGGCGGAGCCTATGCCGCATTCGGCTCCCGCGTGCTTGTGCCCGCCGAACCGAGCGGAGATACGCTCTATGACGTCAAGGTCAATCAGGCGAAGTTCTACAAGGCGCGCTATCGCTGTATCAGCTTCTCAGGCGCGAAGGGGACCTATTCGGCGCTGACGGCCGCCGGCGTCCAGCCGCTTGCCTATCTCGGGTCGATCCCGACGCCGACACTGACGGTGACGCCAAAGGCCAAGGGGATGTTCCTCAAATGGTCGCCATGGACATCGAACATGTACCTGGAAACCATCGTCTTTCGCGATGGTGTCGAGATCAACAGGATCAAGGCGAGCTCTTTCACAGACAATGACGAGCTGAGTTCCGGAACCGCCTACAGCTACTCCGTCCAGCATATAGACAAGCAAAACCGCGTCGGCGCAGCCTCGGGCGCGGTGTCAGCCACCTATCGCGGGGTGCAGACAACGGACATGTCTGCCGGCTCCGTCACGGCCAGCGTGACCGACGCCACGGCGCTATCTGCGCCGAGCTGCACAAACAGCGTGGGAACCGTGGTGGCGGGCGCCGTTGCGATGGCTCAGGATAACCAGGACGTCAATGGCGACGGCACGGTCGACATCGCAATCACGGCTGACTGGAATGATGTCGCCGGGGCCGTGCGGTATGACGTGGAGGTCTCGTCTGCGGCAAGCTCCGGTGGAGCATTCAGCGTCACCGGGCTCGGCGGCGTGGCGCCGTCCGGGACCACAAAATTCACCTTCAGGGCCAATACGAACAAGTTTTACAAGGTCCGGGTGCGCGCCAGGAACGCCTTTGGAGCGCCTGGAAACTGGACGACGTCCATCGTGGTGGCGTCGACGTCGACCGCCTTTTCGAGCTTTGCCGGCTTTAGACCCGTCAAGAAGCCGTCCTACAGCACCAGTATCTCGGTCGGGATGTCCAGCGTCGCGCTCGGGATTCGGGTGTATTTCAATTCCTGGATCGAAGACGCCGATTACCTTCGGACGGATGTGTTTTTCTCGACGTCGCCCACGCCGACCCTTAACCAATTCACGATACCCACTTGCGTGATTTCGGGCGCGGCGTCACTGACCGTCTCCGCGTTCCAGAACGTTGATTTGTGGGCGCCAGGCCAGACCGTCTATGGCTGGTATCGCAACGTCGACCGAAGCGGGAACAAGACCGACTGGGTCGCATGCGTCGGATCTCCCGTCGCAGCCCTGAAGTTTGACGGTCAGTATATTTCTGCGGCCTCGATCGCGCGGGCATCGCTGAAGGACAGGCTGATCAACTCCAGCGCTCTGGCGACCTCCGCCGTCACAGGCCGCGCCCTGATGACCACGGATACGTCCAACATGATCCCGGACAACGGGCTGTTTGACGATGACAGCTGGGAGATGACCCGCTGTTCGCTGATCGACTACGACGACACATGGAGAGCCGTTCGGTTCACGGACAACTCCTACACCGCCGAGGCCGGCAGCACCTATATCGCCGGCGCAATCTCACAGCGCTTCGCGGTCACGCCCGGCACGATCCTGAAATACGGCGCCGTATTCGACTTCAACACGAGCCTCGACCAGGCAGGGCGGATGTATGTCCGCTTCTATGACCTGGCCGGCGTCCAGATCAGCTCGTCCTACTACACCGAAGACGCTCCCAGCCTGACAGCCCATCCGATCAGCTCGTCCGTCGTGGTGCCTGACAATGCGGTCACGGCGGACGCCTATATCCGCAGGACGGCCAAGGTCGCCGGCGGCGGCGTCGCCGGCACCTGGAGCGTCTACAATCCCTATGTCTTCCGGATGGCGGCGACGGATCAGATCCCCGCATCCGCTGTCACCCAGAAGTATCAGGCGCTGACCAGCGGATCTGTGACGCTGACGACCACGGCGCAGACCATACAGTCGGACGTGGTCAACTGGGGGACCGACTATGAATGGGTGACGCTTGAAGCGTCGTTTTATGTCGGCGCGAACGCCTCTAACATCCCGGTCATTGTCGAGCTCTACATTGGCTCGACGCTCCTGGCGACGCTCACCACGATCACACCGGCCAACACCATCGTTTTCTGGAAACGCGCCTTCAGCGCCGCAGCAATCGCAGCTGTCGCCTCCGGCGCATCGGGGACGATCAACCTCACCGCACGCACGACCACGGGCACGCTCGCCATATCGACCCGGTCTCTGATCAGCATGGTCTTCAAGAGGTAAGCATGGACAATCTCGTATCCGATGGGCTTTACACGATCTTCGAGACAGCGACGGGCCGGATCATCCGAAGCGGCGTCTCCGGGGATCTCGCGCTCCTGCGGGAGAATCTGGCCCCTGGCTGGGCGCTCTACGAAGGCGAGGCGCTCGATGACGGAGAGTGGGTGATGCTCGATGGCGTCAAGACCGCTTATGTCGCCGAAATTGATCTTCAGGCGCTTGAGACGGAGTTGCTCGCCGCGATCGACCTGTCGGCCGAGATCACGCGCGGCCATTTCATCACCAACACGGCTAGCCAGCCAGTCGTCTATCTCGCGAAGGAGGCGGAGGCGACGGCTCTGATGGCCGACATCGATCTCTCGCCGGCGCTGACGCCGAATATCACGCTCGAAGCAGCGCGGCGGGGCGAGACGCGCTTTGATGTCGCGGTTGTCATCCTGACCCAGGCGCATAACTGGCGGGAGATGTCCGCCGTGATCGAGAACATGAGGCTGGGCGCCAAGGATGCTGTTAGAGCCGCCAGCACGGCCGAGGCGAAACGGGCGGCGGCGGACATCGATTGGAGCGGTGTGCTGGCGCTGGCGCCCGGGTGATCCGACGGGCTGGAGGTTTGGGAAAACGTGTCGGGGGCTGGCGTCTGTCAGCCCCTTCGTCGTTTCGCCTCGCGCGATAGTGCCGCCGACGAGAACAGGCATCGGACCGCCTGTCAAGACCAGGCTTGGAGACAGCGATGGCGGAGAGAATAAACACGACATTGACCGACGCGCAGTCTGCGTCCTGGTCCCCGACCGATGATTTCTTCCTGCAGGTCGATTCCGCCAAGCCGGTGACGGTGGATGTATATGTGCGCATGAACGCGGGGCTAAACTGGGCTCCTGCGCTGACATTCCGATCGGACGCGATGCCCCTGGTGCGCCTGGCGAAGGCGCCCTTTGTTTACGTCGGGTTGCGCGGCAACACGGCCGGAAACATCGTCAAGATCTGGGATAACGCCTGATGAGGGCCGCGATCGAGCGGGACATCGTGAAGGGGTTGACCCGGCCGATCGACCTCGGGGGCATCATTGCCGCCCCTGACGCGGGTGTGCTTGTACCTGCATGGATTATTGCCGGCCCCACTAATCGCAACGTTTATTCGGTCGGGGACAGTCGAACCGCGAACGACAACACCTCCACGGCGACCACGCGCAATTTTCAAACGCTCGGCTTAAAAAACTGGGCGGCGCTCCTGCTTAAGCAAAGGTTCTTTCGACCGTTTGTTTCCTACGGAATTGGCGGAGAAAGCACGGCGCAGCTCTTGGCTCGCATTGATAGCGTTCTATCAGGCATAGCGGAGGGTTCCACAATAAAGCTTATGAGTGGCGTTAACGACCGGAACACGGCAAATGATTTCACATTGGCCACCTCGATCTCCAATATGTCGGCCATTCTGGATAAGATATTTGCGAAAAAGTGTTTTGTTGTCATAGGCGAATTACCCCGTGACACAGGCACCTCCGCCAGTGGCTCTACGATCACTCAAGCGCAGAACGACAATCATTTTTCATATAACGAGTGGCTGCGAAATGTTGTCCCGACACTGTGGAAGAACGTCCGCTATTCGAATACATGGGATGCAGCGGCGGCTACAATTGGCGCAACGACACAGTGCAAGGCCGGGCTCTTTTATGATGGTCTGCACTTGAACGACAAGGGAGCTTTTACTGGCGGTGTTGTCGATGCCGCCGTCTTTGCGACCCTGTTCGACGCTTCTGTGTCATTCGCAAACTTGGCGGCATCCAACGCGGACCAGTACAATGCCTCTACCGCCCCCACCGGAGCGCTTGTCACTAATCCGATGCTGACAATTGCGGGCGGCGCAGGAACGGTGTCTGGCGCTGCTGGAACTGTCGTGAATCCATCATCCGTTCCAACGGGCTGGCAATTGGTAAATACTGCCACAGGTGGTCTGACGATTACCTTGTCCGCCGGCACAGACGCAGATGGATATCCGGAGTTTGTAATGCAAATCTCGGGCACCCCCACGACAGCCAACGCCACCGTATACATCGCTCAGGCGATGAACACGGCTAACCTAGCTCCAAACGACAATATCAGCCTTGGTATGCGAGAGGTTATAGACGCCGGAAATACTGGTGTGAGAGGCCTGAATGGCCACGTCAGATTGACGGGGACGGCATCTTTTGTTTCCCAGGACATGTCGGCAGCGGGAGGCGCGAACACTGGCGGAGACCCATTTGCAGCCGGTTTTGACGGAGCGATCTTAACACCACCTGCACCGGTTCCGGCTGGAACACTGACCGTTTCTCAAATCCGAGCTGGCGTTGTTCAAATGGACCAAGGGGTAGCCGTAAGCGCCACCATTCGTCTAGGACGCGTCAGCCCGCGAAAGGTCTAGTCCCCCACACCCTCCCATCAATTGTGGGGTTATTGCGATTATCGTCTACGCCAAATGATTACAACAGCGGCGACGAGAGTGATCGCTGTGATGATGGTCATGGACTGAAGCAGTAGATCAATCATCGCGATTGCTCGTTCTTTTCACCCTCACTATAGGAAGACACCTTTACCCGGCTTATGGCCAGTCGTTGAAGTCCCGATAGTCGAGGTCCACCTTCACGTCACCCACCTTGAAGTGGAGGCCGCTCCAGTTCTCGACGGCATGGGCCTTGAGCCATGCCTTGTCAACCGTGATATCCTCCTGCGTCGTGTGAGAGAGGAGTATGAGTTCGTCGGCCAGCGGGTTGAAATCGGTGATTTCGAACCGACCGCTGTTGCCGGCGGAAAAATCCACCAGGAACTTGTCGTTGCCGTAGCCGCCGCCTGCGCGGTCCCAACCTTGAGTGAAGACAAGGGTATCGTTGCCCGTGCCGCCAAAGAGCTTGTCCATGCCGGCGTCGCCAGACAGGTAATCGTTGCCGTCACCACCGTAGAGGCTGTCGGTTCCGGCGCCTCCGTAGACCTTGTCGTTGCCGGAATCGCCAAAGAGGTTGTCTCCGCCGTTGCCGCCGAAGAGTTGGTCTGCGCCGGCGCCGCCATAGAGAAAGTCGTGGCCGTCCCTGCCTTCAATCCAGTCGGCGACTTTGGTGCCGCGGAGTTGGTTGGAGCGGTTGTCTCCAAAGATGTAGGTGTATTTGAGCATTGATTTCTCCTGTAAAGAATGAGGACGATCCTAAGATAAAGCTATTCCTATAAGTAAACAGCAAGATGCTTAGGAGCGCAACCAAGGCTGCAACGAATACTTTAAGCCCGACGAAGCGTGCGATAGCAATCCATAGGTCTGGTGGGATCGCAATATGAGTAGCCCGCAATGGTAGATCGCCTAACCGAGGAATTCGTTTTTCATACTGTTTTTCTGAAGGCAACATGAACAGTGATGTGCGAGCTGATGAAGGACATAGGCATTCAGCCGTGGTGAATTGACTGGCAATACAGCCATCGTGCTGTTGAGCTTCCTAAAGTGAATCACGGTTGATTCAAAACAGCACACCTCAAATCCATGTGATGGGGGGTAGAGATGGGGCTAAAGCCCCACCTCGTAAGCCTGGCCATTGAACAGCTCGGCCACCCTGCGGCCCGGTTGGCGAGGCGTCACATAGCGGTCGACGAACACAGTCACGCTTTTCCAGTCGCCGGCATCCATCGCGCTCTTGAGGTCGGCCCCCAGTGCGATGGCATTGGTCGCAAAGCTGTGACGGCCGCACATATGGCTCGATTTGTAGGGGATGCCGGCGCGCTGGCAGACGGCCTTAATCCGCTCATTGACCGAAAAGCGGCTTCTGTAGCGGAATACACGGTCGCTGCTTTTTCCATTTCCTGCCAGTGTCTGGAGGCGCGCAATCATGTCGTCTGTGAGCGTGCGAGGCGAATTGGCCCCTGTCTTGGTCTTGAGGAGGAGGGCTGTCCGCTCGGCGAGATTGACCTCTGGCCAGCGTAGAGCGATGGCTTCCGATACGCGCGCGGCCGTGGTGGACATAAACATGACCAGGGCGGCAAGATGCGGGAGATTGTCGCGATCGGCCTGGGTGACAAAGCAGTGAAGCCAGACGACAGTGGCTGGCTTGGCCTTCTTGATCCGTGTTTCCTTGAAGCGCTTGATGCGCATGAGCGGCGCCCACCCACGGTCATAGGCATGCGACATGACCGCCCTGATGGGCGTGACAGCCTGACGATTGAGGGTCGAATTGGCGTGAGCTGGGTAGAGCGTCTGGGCGGCTTGGCGGATGTCGAAAGGGTGGATCAGTGAGAGCGGCCGGTCGCCTAGGAGCCCGATGATCCGGGAAAGGTATCGCGCTTCTCCGCCGTGCTCGATATAGCTGGCGGCCGCATCGGCGAAGGTTATCGGTTTGTTGGTTATGCTGGGCGAAAGATTGAGTGCCGATTTGCCGGAATCATCCGTGGCACTTACTGTGCGAAAAGCCAT